ATGCCAGTTGAGAATGTACCATAAGATGCTAGTATGACAACATCGCCATGCTCTTCGGTATACTGTCTGGCAAATTCACGTTCATCCACATGGGTACCACCGTGAATGTAAAAGATATGCTTTGATGCATCTTTTTTCTGCATGATATCGTATAGCACATCACCGTGACCCTCAACAAAGTTGAATAGCACCAAAGTATTGTATGGCTGATCCAATGCTAGGTTTACAATGAAATTGTTACGCTGTCGGTTTTGTACAATAGTCTGCACTTCAAGCTTGTACTGAAATCTCGATACCGCTTGCCTATCTGGCTGTGGATGGCGTAGGCATACCGCCTCAATCTTCAAGTCAGATAGTAATCCTCGTTCCATCAGTTCCTTTGATTTAGTTGTTTGGTGAGGCTCACCAAAAAGACCGACCAACGTTAATAGCGGAGCTTTAGCATCTTGTATAGTACCTGTCAAACCGATCCTGTACTCAGCATTTACCGCCTTTTCCATTATGCCTTTCAGTGACGTTGCGCTTGCAAGGTGAGCCTCATCGATCAAAACTGCATCGAAGTCATTGAACCATGGTGCTTTCAGCTTGTATATGGATTGCCATGTGCTGATAACAACATGATCATCATTCTTTTTTTCTTTGCCTGCATATATCTTGTGGACGTATTCATCTACATCGTTCCATCCATATTCTTTGAAGTCCTTATACATCTGTTCAACAAGTGACACGGTAGGCACTACCAGGAGTATTTTTTTACCCATTTGTATAAGCTTACGGATAGCCATGTAAATGATCAGGGACTTACCTGATCCCGTCGGAGATTCTATCAGGCGCTTTTTATCTGCTAGAATAATATCTAGTGCTTGTTGCTGATAGTCATGTGGGACATATGCTAGATTGAGATCCTCAACTGGAACATTAGTTATGGGTTCCAATCTCAAATCTTTTTGGATGCCTACAGAATAATCGTATCGCTTGGCGAATGAAGCAACACGTGCCATTAGACCATATGGTATTTGGTGTGTTCGTAATTGAAAGAGATGGACCTGTCCATCCCATATGCCATTTCGATAGAGCGGCATAAATTTGTAACCTGGGACATGGAAAGTAAACTCGTCATATAATTCCCGTGCGATAGCATCATCGCATCTGATAACCAAAAACGATTCGTTTACTTTTTCAATGTAGATATCCCTCATATACTTTCTCGGGCCCAGTGGACTATGATCCAATCATTGATACAATCTTTCTTACAGTAATTCAGATTCACTCTTTCCTTACCGTATTTTTCACACATTCTTTCGTACCACCATGGCCAATATGACTCGATGATCTCATCTTCGGACATAGTTATCGTGCGATTACCACCGTCCTCTGTTGGTTCATCGTAAGAATAGTATCTCATTTCTTTATCCACTCTTTGTACAGATCATAAAACATAACCCGGCGTTCTAAAACCTCGGCATGATTATCATCGTCGCCAAATGGTCCACACCAATCCTTTTCAGCTATCATATAGCCGCGCGGCACTAATACCCATTCTTCACCTATGAGGATTCGATTCCAATTAGGTTTATCTAGCTGGATACCAGAAAAGATATCATCCTCCAGCTTTAAATTTGATGAATTCGATTGCATTGCGTATTGTCCAGTTGCGTTGTTCCAAAGACCGTTTCATGTCTTTGATTAGTTCTAGTTTTATATCTAGCATGTCCATAGCCTTCTGCAATTTCAGTACATCAGGATCGGCTCGGACATGCGCATCAACCTGCGCATTAGTTAGTTTCAGGTTGAATGGTTTCTCTTTGTATACAGCAGGGTCAGCTTGACCTTTGTAATACTTGCCTTTGAGTACCAATAGGTTGTCAAGGTCATACTTATTGGCTTTCTGCTCAGCTAAAAATCTAGAATACAGAATGTAGTATTTCGATTGAAGCTTGGCTGTTTCCAACGAGTGTTGATCCAAGCTGGATATGTCCAACTCGGAATCTTCCTCGACCATCGTTTGTAGCTCACGAAGCTTCATGATATAACCTCAACTATCAATTGATAGTAGCAGTATATCAATAATTTTTATGAGTGTCAAGTCTGTAATGATAGGTTGTTCTGGGATAGGTCATCTGTTCCAGCAGTGGTGGATACGTCTGGAATGTCATAATATGCGTAATTGAACGTGATGGTACCTACAGTGGTCACATTGTCCGAATCGTTAGTTCCGAAGTTCAGTTCGGTCATGTTCATTGGGAACAGACCACTAAATCTTGCCACTAATTTTTTGTTCATCTGACCGTTCAGGATAAAAAGTGAACCATCAGATTTATTGCCTGCTTCATCGTCTGTGCGGATGATCTGCTGCATCCAACGATAGATTTCTAGCCAGTTGCGCATATCTTCATCCACAATAAAAGTTAGAATCAGTGGTTCATATGTTATGCGCGAACCAGTTGTTTGCCAGTTCTGACGCGGTGCGCTCGCAATAGGAGCATCCAACTCTACGCCTGGTAGCATTGCCGTCTGCATGAAATATGATACATGCGGAATACGGAATATCTCAAATTTGAACTGGACACTGGATAGTGTGTCAAGGTTAACTGGTTGTGTCATAGGTATATTCTCTCATGTTATCACTATTTAGTCAAGCACAAAAAAGGGCGCCCCGAAAGGCGCCCAATTTCTTCTTTTTATACCGTCTTTATTATTGTAGGTTATCGACCTTCGAAATACGGTAGTAAGGGTTATTGCGTGAAGCAATAGTTGTGCCGTCGCCAACAAATGGGTTAGGTACCATGCCGTAGCGGGTCTTGAAGCCCACGATTGGCTGGAAGCTATCCTGGTTGACAGCGCGAACCAACTGTAGAGGCACGTATGGGCAGTAGAAGAAACCTGCGTCATAAGCGTTTGCACCCTTGTAACCAACAACATAGAAGTCGGTTGTCACATATGGGTCAACGTATACACGCATACGTCCCTGCATCATTGTACCTGCGAAAGTTGCGCCGGTTGGATCAACAGTCAGACCGTTAGCAAGTGCTGGGGCAGAATCAAGCTTGCCAGCAAGAGCAAGAGCGGAAGCTACGTCAGGTGAGCATACAAGGAAGTTACCTTTGCCACGACGGGTTGCGATAGCAATTGCGTTAGCATCGCGCTCGATAGCGAAGATAAGACCCTTGAATTTTTCAACTGACCAACGACCATCAGCATCAGCATTCAGATCGAAAGTACCTGGAGTGGTAGCAAACGCTGAGCCAAGAGTAGCGGTAAAGTAAAGCTTACGAACAACTTCACGGTTGATTTCGGTGATGATCTCTGTGGAAAGGATAGAGGTCAGTTCGTTTTCTGCGTCAAGACCGTGAATTGCTTTAAGGTCTTGTGCAATTTCCATCGAATAGCTAGCCTTTAGCTGACGAGACTTAGCGGTTACGCTGGTCTTGTCGATGGTGAATGACATTTCATTCCAGTAATCAGAGCCTTCAGCTTCCTGCGTAGACATTGGATCACCAGTGGTGTACGTACCCAGTGGATCAGTACCAGAGTGAGCAGTACCGTCATCCTTACCGGAGTATTCGGTCTTAGCTTCGTTATGCAGGGCTTCGTCGCCAGCAGTAACAGAACCTTTGGTAGACTCGTAGGTAGACTTCATTGCAAAGATCAGGCCAGTAGGACCTTGCATTGGCTGAACGCCAACGATATCATAAGCAATAAGTTTAGGTGCCATACGACGAACCAAGCTAATCAGAATTGGGTCGTAGTTGTCAACGCGGGTGCCGTCGCCGACAGCGGTGACAGGCTCGCCAGCTTCAGAAAGAGCCTTCTGCTGGTTTTCAAGCAACTGGGCAGTTACTTTCTTTTTGTAGTGGTCAGTGATAGATTCTACTCGATCGGACTCAAGAACTTCATCCCATTTTTCAAGTAGAACGTCTAGTGTTGCACTCATTTTAGTGTTCTCCTATTTTTCTTTATATTTATAATTTGTTGATTTTATAGAGCGTTCAAGTAGCGGGACATTGGGCTAACAGCTTTGTCCTCGTTTAGGCTCTTTCCATCATCCGAATTATCGGCATTTGCGTTCTCAGACTTGAAAAACGATTCGCGAATGGTCTTTACTTTCTTAGCAAAAACTTCGCTATCAGAAGAATCAATGTCCTCTAGGAGAGCATTAAACTTCTCTTTCTGAGTTTCGGTCAAACCTTTGGAAGATTCAGATACAATACCGGAACGCTTGATGCTTTCCAGTTCCTTTTTCAGGGCAATGTTCTTCTGAATTTCTTCGTTCAGGTCATCTTGTAGCGTGGAAACCTTTTCTTCGGCAACAGTAACGATATCGTCCTTGCCTTCTGGAACATCAACATAATGCTCAACGAATAGGTCTTTCATACCGTCTACGAAAGATTCCATGATTTCCAGCTTGATGCCGCTTTCGAGTGCTAGACGGTTTTCTTCTGCCCAGCTTTCTACGACATATGATAGGTAATCATCGATTTTGTCTGTGATATCAGCGATTTGTGTTTCAACAGCCTCCGAGATAGCTTTTTCATTCTCAGCATCGATTTCGGCTTTGTAAGCGGAAACTTTTTCAGAGATGGTAGCTTCCAGGTTGGTCTGGAACTTTTCGATAAGTTCATCGCTAACGTCCATACCTTCGAAAAGTACGGAAACGTCGGTCTGTTTATCGGTCATTTCAGTGTTCTCCTAAATTATTTTGTAGTATTTATATTTTTACAGTTTCATCAGTATCTTTTGAAAAAGCTTACGTTGCAATTCGTCACTATTCATGCCTGAAATACCACGTTTTACAACATTCTGGACAGCTTCGATTTCTCTTTCAACTAAAATACCGTTCTCAAAGATCCACTCTTTGTTTTCCATGATACCATTTACAAATGCTTCTGGAGCAGATGGATCCGATACG